TGCCGGTTGCGAGCCCGGCTTATCGCTTGGCGAAGCTTGCTGGTTGAGCCTCTTTTCGAGTTCGGCGATTCTTTCCTGATCCCGGCGCCGCTCATCCCGGAGTTCGGTGAAGCGGCGTTCGGTGTCGCTCGGGGTTTTGACGTGCCCTTTTTTTGCTGCAGCTGATGCGGTGGCCGAGTCCGCGGCGGTGTCGGCGGTTTTCGTTTTACTGTTGGGAGTGGCCGAATCTCCCTCGTTCGCTGACGGTGTCTTTCGGGCGGGCAGCTTACCCGTGGTTCTCCATTCCTGGTACTCCTTGGTGTTCGGAGCAGGGATTTCGAAGTCCGGGGTCGCTTCCGCTTCGGAAGACGTGGCGCGCGTCGTTGCCTCCGCGCTCGATTCAGTTTCATTCGCCGGGACCGACTCCGGCGCAGTGACGGTGGATGTTTCAAGAGCCATAAAATTTATCCTTGGGTGTTCGGGTTGGAATGTGCTGTTAAAGTCGGGTGATGAAATGGTTTCGATTACAGGGTGGTGATGCTCCGAAAATCGGCGACTCGGTTCGTGTGCTTGCCGGTATGAAGCTCGCGCCCGCTGGCCATTTTCATCTCACTTCGCCCTGGTGCTATGTGAGCGCGACGATTACGCGGGTGAACCTTCCGCCCCAGCCCCGTTACTCGCCGCCTGATTCGGCGAAATGACCGGCGGCGGCGCGCTCTCCCGCATCGCCAGCTCATGCGCGGCATCATGCGCGCGATCGATCTGATCGTGATGGAAGCCGAGCTGGGCTTCGAGAAGCCTGGCGTCTTGTTCGGCGATCTGATCGGTCGAGCGCGACTTCGCCGCGAGCTCGGCCTTGATGAGCTGGGTCAGGTTGTCCAGATGCTTGAGGACGATGGCATTCTGCGCCTTCATCGCCTCGATTTCTTTTTTCGTCTGCTGCTCCATGACACGGCCGGCGCGGTCCATGTGCAACGCCGCGTTTTCCTCCTGCAATTGCTGGAGCTGCGTCTGCAGCTGCTGCAGTGCCGCTTGCGCCTGCGGTGACATGCCGCTCGGGTCCGGCGGATCGAGCAGGTCCGCGATTTCCTTGCCGAATGCCCCGATGTTTCTCATTCGCGTCGCCATCGCCAGAATCTTGGCGCTCACCTGCGGTTGAATCTGCAGCGCGGCGAGGTTTTGAATGAGCATGTCGACGTAATCGGAGGCTTCGTCTCGCTCCGATTCGCGGCTCGGGCCGATATTGAGGGTCACATCGAACTGCCCTTCATCGGTGTGCAGGTGATCTTTGTCCGGGTTCGCCACTTCGTAGGCGTGGTCGTTAATGCGCAGGCTGCCGGGCTTGCCATCCGGCCGCTCCGTCGGTACGTCGCGGGCGGTGTCGTAGATTGGTTTGAGGAGTTCGTTGATCTGCCAGTAGCAGTTGAGCAGATAGCGGTCGTAGTTGTCGGTGAAGTGAAACGTCCCGATTGCCTCCGCCGTCTGAATGCGCTCTAGTGCCACTCCGGATTTTTCATTCCGCCGCTGGGCGGCATCCGGCAGCGGCGCAATCCCCATGGAGGCTTGCACGGACCGGCTGGCCGCGTCCTTCGCAACCTCGTAGAGCTGGAAGTTCGGCTCAAACTGCGGGCGGGTGGGAAGAGGCGGAGGTCCCCACTGCGGGTTCCAGTCGGTCGGCACGTCGAACTGCACCGACGAGCGCGGAATCTTGTTGAGCATCTCGATTGCTTCGGCGTCCGATTCGAATTGGCCTTTGAAGCCCTGCAGCGGCGACTTGGGCGCCATGCCCGCCTCTTCCGCTTCTTGCGAAGTAAGAAAGGCGTGCATCATGGCTGGGTCGCGGGCTAAACGGGTCATCGAGAACAGGTGCCGCTTGACGCCGCCGCCGTTATCCATGAAGAGCTCTTTACCGAAGCAGCCAGGGATCGGAATGCGCGTACCCTTCCATTCGCTCGTGTCGATGATTTCGACCCCGTTCGTGACGTACTGCACGACTTCGCGCTGCTCGCGCTGCTCTTCGCGCTTGACCACGATCTGCTTGCGCCAGTCGGCGAAACGGCCGTTCGGCTCTCGACGCTTGAGGTTTTCCTTTAGTTCATCTTCAAAGATTTCGATATCCCCGTCGGACGTCTCGATCAGGAGCAGGTTGCGGTTGTAGCAATGCACCTTCCAGAGCTCGGCGACCTGGATGTAATTCTCATGGATCCAGCTGGGGGCTTCTTCGAGGTAAATGCCACTGAAGCTGATCGCCTTCGTGCGCGGGTATTTGCGCTTGTAATCTTTTTTCGAGAGATAGTCGAGGACGAAGACCTCGGTGACGTCCGAGCCGTCGGCTTCTCGATAGTCCGGGTTGTAGATCACCGTGTCCGGGTTCTGGATGCGCTTGATGCGGATCTCAAGGTCGAAGGAATCGGGGCGGACCGGCTGCGTCGTGATGCGTGAAAAGCCATAGCTGCGTTCGATCATGTTGTCGAAGGCGGTGATGTGCGCCTGCTGCGCGCGCGAGCGGAAGTCGATGCCGCGGATCAAGCTTTCGCGATGCTCCGCGTTTTTGTCGTTCGCACCCGAGCCCATCGGGGTGAGCTGTACGGCGCGCTTGTTCTGCCGGATGGTGTTCCCGGCCTGATTCAGGTACTGCCCTAACATGTCGAACGACATGCAGGGCCGGTGCGCATCTTCGCGGGCGCGCCGGTCCTCCGGTTCCCAGGGATCGCCCGCGACAAAGCGCATGTCGATCTTCCCCTCCTCGCGGAGGTGTGTGGTCTCGGCGGAATAGTCCGAGAACATCTCCCGGATCTCTTTGGGTTTTGGAGGTTCAGGCATGAGTAGGATCAGGCATGAGCGAGTAAACGCGCCGCCGGACACTTCGGGCAGATGGAGATCTCTTTTTCGTTTTGCATGGTGAAGACCCAGCCTTTTTTCACGGCCTCGGCGGCGGCGACAATGCGGTCGAGGGAGCGGAACTCTTCCTCGCCCGTACACTTCGCGCAAGTCAAGGTGAGAATGCCCTCGGCTGGAGCTGGGCGCAGCGTGACGCGCGGGTAGTTGCCATCGGCGAGCGCTCGGCGCCCGGCTTGGTTGATGGCCTCTTCCGCCATCACTTCGATGCTCGGTTTTTCGCCGTGGAAATTTTTGAAGTCGACGATTGAGCCGTCGCGCAGCTGAACCGGCGTCTGCTCGCGCTCCATCTGTTGCTCGATCTCGATCTGATATTGGGAGAGCGATCGCGGCGTGAAATTCAGGTGCGGCCGCAGCGTCTCGTATGCCAGGGTGCGCTGCTCCACTGGAACGGCAGCGAAGAGCAGTTGCTTTAAGTGGTCGTGATCGCGGATGCAGAAAGCGAGCTGGTGCACGATCTCGGGATCGTCGAGACCGCCGAAGCCTAGCTTCTTCAGCTGGTGATTGACTTTTTTGCGGTTGGGTTCCATTGAATCTCTTTCGGGTCGGGTGCGGACATATAGGCGGTTTTAACGGTGCTCACGGGCAGAGCGAAAAACTCAGGATGCTGCTTCTTCAGCGCTGCGATATAACGGCGCAACGCATCATGGGAAATGAGTAATCCGTTTTTCATCGTTTTTCCGTCCTAAGACGAGCGGCGTTGCGGGGATACTTCTTTAACGCGGCCGAGCCTTTTTTTGCATGGCCCATGGCTGGGTTCGCGTGCATCTCGGCCTTCATGCTGTCCTGTTGTGCCGCCGACAATGGCGAACCGCTCGACAAGAGCTTCTTTACCTGTTTACGTGTCCACGGCATCGCTTACTCTTCTTCCGCAGTGCGCTCTTCTTCGGTTGCATGCTGCGCGTCGGCCGCCTCCGCTGCGGTGACCTTGTGCGGGATCCCCATGTGCTCGGCGATGTGCTGCAGGACGTGGCCAGCCGGCAGGTGGATCTCGGCGGCCATGGTCGGGAATTTGTGCTCCGCCATCGGGTGCTGATAGCTCGCGTGCATGTGGCGCACGACGTGGCCCGTTCCGAGCGGCATTTCGTGGACTTGCAGGTGTGAGAGTTGCTTCATAAGTTATCTCCGGAAAAACTTCGGCATTTTAAGCAGGCCTGCCATTGAAGAAAACGTCGACTAACTTCGCGAACGAATCCGCGGGCTGCTTTGTGAGCCGAAGCTCAATAATCTCCGCGCCTCGTGGGACCTTGATCGCGATCGGCTGGCCGATGACCAATTTCCTCGAGTGCGCGGCGTCGATCTGGATTTTCGTGCGTTTCACGATCCTGAAAACCGGGGCACGGCCATGCGGGAGCCGCGCCCCTTCTGATTCCGGCGTTGGTCTGATTGGTGTGTGGAGACTAGCCGGAAAAACTTCTAACTCATCGTCACGCCTTGCGCGATCTGCACGTACCACTTGCCCTGATAGGCCATAAGCAAGAGAGACGCGCCGATCTGAGCCGCGAAGGTCGCGAGGTTCACGTGGCCGGCGCCGTCGACGTAAAGACCGGTGGCGGTCACGGTGTGGGCGTTAGCGGTCGAGGATGTGATCTCGATCAGCAGGCCGTCGTCATCACCCTTCGTCGGGGCGGCGAGTGTCAGCGCGGCGACGCCGGCTTTCGTGATTATGTAGCGGTTGGCGCTGTGGGGATCGATCGGGCCGCTCACGGCGATGGGTACGAGCGGCGCGCCGAGAAGCTTCTGTACGGCGTCGTTGCCAAAGGTTCCGGTGGAAATGGTTGCGGTCATAAAAATTACTTCCTCTCGTTAAGCTGAAATGATTGAAGTCTCTACTGCAGCATCATTCTTTGCGCGAAAGCGTTGCGCGGGACTTGTCCCACATTCGGCGGCATCCCGGGAGCGCCCATCATCCCCGGAGCAGACATTCCCGGATCAGAAATGCCAGGTGCGCCCATTGGAGGTGCTCCCATCGGTGCGCCTTGTGGCGGTGGCATCATCGCGCCGGGCGGCATCATGGGACGCGCGACGTTCGTGTTCATCATCGGAGCACCAGGCATTCCAGCGCTCATTACCGGAGCACCTGGCATTCCCGCACCGGGCGCTCCTGTAGGCGGCATCGCCGTCGCTCCGAGAGTCGGCGCTCCGGGAGTCGGCATTCCAGCACTGAAGCCTGGTCGCAATCGCATCCGGTTCGAAGCGGCATTCATCGGGAAGGACATTGGAGTTGTCATAAAAGTTTTTCAGTTCTAGGAGAACGCGCTGACGTGAATGCTTGAACCCTGCGCTTTTCTTGGAAGTTTTGGCGGCGCCACAGACATCGCCCACGTGAGGATGAAAGAGTCGGCATCGTCGGGGCTTTTTTCGCCGCGGCCGGTGATGCTCTCTTTGGACTCCATCACGAGTTTGCCGGAATTGTTGATGTGGTAGCCGGGCACGCTCAGCTGATCGCACAGCTCATCGTCGTCAGGGATCGCGCCTAAGAGCAGCCATTCTTTCGCCTTCATGTACATGTAGGCCCGCATATTCAGGCAGTGGATATCGGGGCTCGCGCCGCCGAAGTTCACCTCATGGACATTGGTGAAGCCGAGGGCCTTAAGACGCGCGACGATTGGGGCGCCGTAAGCAGAGTCGACGAACATGGCAGCGAGCTGCCGGCCAGGTCTGCGATCGCGCAGCAGTTCGGCGCAGAGGCCCACGCGCTGCGATCGGTCGACATCGTGTTCGCCTGGGATCCGGATCGGCTTGATCTCATTGCCGGCTGCGTCTCTCGGTTTGCCATCGAGCCCGCGGCGGAAGTGGATTACGTTCCAAGCCAGGCCCCCGCCTGAAACGTCAAAGCCCGCGACGAGCGCATCATCCGGCAGGGCTGAGACTGTCCGGCGACGCGCGGCTTCGACGCGGGCCTTATCGATGTATTGGAGTTCGGATGCGGAGGGCGGCAGACCGAGGATGCGGACCTTACAGAAGTCGCTGTCGATGCCGTAATCCGCGATCCATTGCTTGATGAGATTGTGATTCGTGAAGCGACTGGTGCGGGAGTCGACGCGGCGAGGGTTCCAGCGGGCTTTCTTCTTGCCGAAGTTGACGACGTAGAATTCGCCGGAGTTGCGGACCGGCTGGCCCCACGCGAAGATCATTGGCTCGCCGTCAGTGAATCCGCCTTCGGCCGTCTCCCAGATCTTGTCCGGAACTTCCGAGGCTTCGTCGAGAAGATACCAGCTCGTCGACGTGCGCGCGTGTTGGCCGGCGAACGCTTGCGCGTTTTGCTCTTTGCAGGTTTGCGCGAGCACCTTCCAGTCCGACGGATGTTTTTTGTGATGGATCGAGCGCGCTTGGATATCAAACCAGTGCGCGGTGATGCAGAGCTTCGTCCAGTAGCGAATCGCGGCCCAGGTGCGGTCTATGAGCTGCGTGAACGTGCCGGCGGTGACCGTGCCGATCGAATGCGGCCGCGTTGAAAGGATCCAATCGGCGATCCAGGCGCCCATCGCGGATTTACCCGTGCCGTGCCCGCTTGTCTCGGTCATGCGGATCGGCAGGACTGGCGTTGTCCCATCAAACCCGCGCTGTCTTACTTCCTCGCCGAGCGAGGTGAGAAATTCAATTTGATTTGCGTCCGGTCCGATCTCGCCCTCGAGCGGAGATCCTGGCACGCCCCACGGGTAGGCGAACATCACAAAGCCGAGCGGATCGTCGTAAAAGTTTTTCAGCTCGTCGGCGAGTGCGACGTCCGGATCGATCGTATTGAAAACTTCGGCTAAGGCTGCGGCGCTCATGTTTTTGTGATTACGATTTCTTTTTCTTCAGCTCGGCGACACGGGCGCGGCCCTCTTTCAGTTTCTGGATGATGGCGTCGCCGTTATTCACTTCCAATTTGTCGGTGAAGAGCTTCAGGTAGCGGCCGAGCCGTTCAAGATTCAACCCGCGGTCAGTGAAGCGAATTTTGGTGAGGGTTCCGATCTCCTCGGCACTGCCTTTGCCGTAGTGCTTGAAGAGCTTTTGCACATCGACGCCCTGGAGCGCGGCGCAGGTCGCTTCGTCGAGATCCTGCACGCGCTTGAGCGATCCGTCTTCGGCGTAAAACTTCCGCGCATCGAAGAATGCGAGCTGGGCAATGCCCTGGAGGACGCGCTTCGCGCTGATTTCGAGCTCGTCGCAGAGTTTCCCTTGAAGCGCGCCTAGTTCCTCCCGGACCTTAGCTTTCTTTAGCAGCTTGGAAGAGGAGACTGCTGCTGACTTCGCGGCGTAACCCGCTGCGATAGCTGCTCTTGTGCCGTTTCCATCCTTCAAATACTCGCGTACGAACACCGCCTCTTTGGGGCTAAGGTTTGCGCGCTTATTAGCCACAAATTACCTCTAAACATGCGGGTTTTCGCACGAAGCGGCTAACAATTGGAAACATCAGGCTCATATTTGGAAAGGTTTGGGTAAGAAGCGAGGTAAGGTGCGGCGCTTTGCGCTCAGCGGGGCTCGAAAAGACGTTTCAAATGCCCGCTAAGTTGTTGATGTTTCACTACGGTCGATATGAAACAGGTTCTCTACGCGTATATACGCCCAAAAATGGAGGTTTAGCTGTGGCTAAAGTCAGGATGCCAGGCGAGCGCCGCGGCGCCACAGGGTTGTGCGGCTCGGTCCCTTGACCGGATCGATCTTGCGGCCGGGCGTGCGACCTTCGGACCGCGCGAGCGCCATGCCGGCTTTGGTGCGCTCGGCGATCACGTTGCGCTCAAACTCTGCGAAGACGGCCAGCATTCCAAACATCGCTTTGCCGCCAGGCGTGGTGAGATCGAAATTGTCTTTGAAGCAGATAAAGGCGACGTTGACCGCTTTCATCTCGGCGACCAGGTTGTGCAGGTCCTGCACCGAGCGACCGAGCCGATCGAGACGCCACACGACGATCGCGTCGATATCGCGCAGGCCCTTACTTGCGTCCTCCATCAGCTTTTGCAGTTGCGGCCGCGCTCGATCTTTGCCGGTCCGCCGATCGACGTACTCGAAGACGACTTTGTGGTTGTTGAACTCACACCAGGCCCGCAACTCGCGGAGCTGCACTTCGGGATTCTGGTTGTGATTGCGCACGTCGATCGATTCACCTTTCGGCGGTTTCGACACTCGCGCGTAGAGGGCGACTTTCATCGGTGCCGGCGCCGGCAGAACGTGTGCAGCGTGGGGCGATCGCAGTGATCGCAGCGAAGGGAAGGGCTCGCCGTCGGGTCGAAGGGCGACTCGAGGCCCCACTGCCGGACCGCATTGCAGACGAGGCAGGCCCAGAGCTGGGCGTCCATTCGGCTTAGCGTGTAGAGGCAGGAGCAGCAGAGAACGTTCTGATCGGCGCCCGCGGGAGTCATGGCCGCCTTTGTGATCTCGTACTTCGGGTGGATCAGCGCGGGGCGGCCGCAGTTTTCGCAGGTGGCGAACAGGTGCTCGCTCAGCCGCGTTCCCTCGTGGAGGTCGTAGCTGGCTGCGCGCCGCT